TGAATATTGCCATTTTACTTCACCAATACGAAGATTAGCTGATTGTATATGTCATTATTTATTAAAATATATTTTCTTAAAAAACAAATCTTGTATAGATCATATAATACCTTTTACGTCATATGATCTGGAAACATTATCCACAAAATGTGTAAATACTACAAAAAAAGATAAAAAGAATCAATACTTAGATATTAAATTTCGTTTGTTACAAGTAATGCAATCTATGATTGAGATTTCTGGACCTATTTTATTAGAATATTATGTAACAGGTTATAGTGGATTATTTCTTAATATAATTATTTGTAAAATAAATGATTTCCATGTTCATATGTCATATACATTACGAGTACGAAATTACAATAAAGAAATTAATCCAGAAATACATAAACAAATTATTTGCAATAATGTAAATTGTTTTACAAAATACGATCAAAATTGTATTCCAGATTTGGACAATTCTATTCTATAATAATATCATCTATGGTCATAGTAAAAGTTCTTATTTCTTAAATAGAAAAAAATTGATATAATAAATATAAATATTAATTACTAACTATATTATAAATGCCGTATATTTTATCTATTGAAGGAAATATTGGTTCAGGAAAGTCAACCATTTTGAATTATTTGAAAGAAAATAGCGAAAATCAAGACATTATCTTTTTAAAAGAACCTGTTCATATTTGGGAAACAATCAAAGACGAAGAAAATAAGACGATTATAGAGAACTTTTACCAGGATGCTAAAAAGTATGGATTTATGTTTCAAATTATGGCATTTGCTACTCGTATGCAAATATTAAAGGATACAATCGAAGAAAATCCAAACTGTAAAATAGTTGTATGTGAACGATCTATATTGGCAGATCAACATGTATTTGCATCTATGTTACATGATGATAATATAATTGATACTATGGGATTTACTATTTATCAAATGATGGCAAATAATTATATGAAGGACTACCCCCTGAACGGTATTATTTATATTGATGCAGACCCAAATGTATGCATGGAAAGAATCGAACAACGAAATAGAGAAGGGGAATCAAATATTGAATTGTCATATTTAGGGAAGTGTAAGCATTACCACGATACTTGGTTAGATTCTACTTTTAAAAATATTACTTCATTTAATGAAAATAAAGAAATATATTATTCAAGCTCAACTAGATCTTATTTACTTCATTTAAAGACAAATAAACAAGCTAAATTTGAAAGAAGTGATCCTGATGATGTAGCGAATGTATGGTATCAAAAACTAACCGAATTTATTAATGTTTTTCTGTAAATTAATATAATTTAGTTATTTATATTAAAAAAATAAAATGAAAGTAGCTTGTGGAGTGATGTATGTTGATGAAAAAAATATCTTAATGGGATTAAGGAGCAAAAATGGTAAACATCCCAATTATTGGGAATTTCCAGGAGGAAAATGTGAAGAAAAAGAAACTCTTGAAGAATGTTTACACAGAGAATGGAAAGAAGAGTTGAATGTAAATATTAAAATTGATAAAAAAGTATATTCATGGATTAACGAAGAACAAATTGAATGCCATTTTTATAGAGGGAAAATACTCGACATAGAAAATTTAAAACAAAATGTACATGATAAAATTATATACGCACCCCCCGAAGAATTGTACAATCTAAGAATATTTGATGGCGATGAACAAGTAATAGAAATGTTAAAATAACTCATTTTTAGTCTATTTTTAATTAATTTTTTATAAAAAATTGATAAAAAAAACTATCTATTTTTTAATGCAGCTAACCCTACATTTACTATGTCACGAAACGATCTTTTTAAAAAGTCTATTGAATGCTTCTTCAATAAATTTAAAGTTGAAGAAAATGGAGAACCGTACTCCTACATTCTTAAACAAGAAACTCAAGCAAAGACCGGTAACTATCATATATTTTCTATAAGAATTAACAGTAGTAATTTTGAAAGTGGTATTACAAACAATCTGCCCAGTATTCCTGAGGTAGAAGAGAGTATAAACAATTTCTTTGAAATCTACGGTGATGAAAACAAGTTTGTACGAATCAAAACCTTTAATTGTAATGCCGATATTCAACAATTTGAAACAAATTATCTAACATCTCATGTTGAATACGGACGAAATATGATTTGTGTAAATATGGAAGGTACTAAAATGAAAGTTTATCTAGAAGTTCGATATGCAAATAAATCCGCTTTGCCATTTAATTATGAAGTTAGCAAAGACGAAGAAATTCGTGTACTTGAACTCAAAAATAGAAGGCTTGAACTTTTAAATATTTCGTTGAAACATGATTTTCACGATATGGAAAATATGCATCTACATCGTATTAGGAGACTTAATATTGGTCTTAAAGAAAAAACTAAAAAATACTGTAATGATATGGAATGTATGAAAAAGAAAAATCATAATGATACTCTGAAACTAACAAATAAAATTATTGAAATGTATGGTGAATCAACAGAAAGAGTCACTTGCCCTGTATGTTATGATGAAATTAAACCTGATCTATTATTTGTTCCAGGATGTGCACACTTTTTGTGTCATAGTTGTGCTGATGGTTGCGAAAAAGCGAATGGTAAATGTCCTTTATGTAGAGATTTTATATATCTACATAAAGATGATGATACTGGAGAAGAACAACAAGACAATATTTTTGGAATCACCAATCCTCCAACAGGCCTTTGAATTCAATTAATTAAATTTCACAACAATTTTTACATCTTCTTTCTTGATACATTTGCAAGCGGAAACTGAGAGTTCTTCTCTCTTTTTTCGTGTTTTATTGTCTTGATCACCGCGCTTTTTAGAAGTACTATTTCTTGTATTCATATCCGCTTCAATAAGACTATAATGTTTGTCAATATAATCTAATATTTTATTTTCGATTGCCCATTTAAAAAAATTGAGTTGTCCTATGGTTGTTTCCATCTGATTTTTTTGATCATATGGAATCGTTATTCTCTCCCATCGACAAAATGGATCAAATCTTTTTTTAGAATATGCTTTCAACTTCAATTTATAATCATTATATACTTTAAATCGTGTTTGTTCTTCATCAATATTGTAAACTGTATAATTTTTTTTTGCATAATTTGTAACAAACCAATCTACAATACGTAAAGAAGTCTTAGATTCACCATTAATAATTGAAATAATTTTTTGTAAATGACTTGTTTCTTTATAAAACTCCATTAGATTCGTCATTAGTAAATCATTTTGTGTATGTAATCTATTTGTGTAAGAAGACATTATGTTTTCTATTCAAATCTTACTTTATGTTATTTTTTATTTAATATATAAAAAAATAACCACTTTTAAATGGCTATTTTTTATTTTTTGTTTTTTTTAATATTTTACATTTTACATTTTACATTATTTCAGCTTCAATAGTTGTAATAATTTCAAGATCCGACTTTCTAGGTCTTCCTCTCTTCTTGATGATCTTTTTCTTAGGTTCAACTTCAAATTGAGCTTGAGAAACAAGATCCTCAGCAGTAACGAATGGCTCTGCTTCTAGTTCAGCAGACAAGTTCTTTGCTTCTTCAACAAGAGTTGTTTGCGTAGTATTTTGATCAGTATTAATCACACTCATGATATTTCCAGCAGGAACTTCTTTGGCTTCTTCTTGCTTACGTGACTTCTCGGCCTTCTTCTTAATATTCATAATAACTTTCATACGCTTCTTCTCTAGTTCCTTGAGTGCTTTCTTCTCATCCTTAGCAGCTTGCTTCGCATCCTTAGTAGCTTGCTTCTCAGCATCCTTGGCAGCTTGCTTCTCATCCTTGATTGCTTGCTTCTGATCCTTTGCGGCTTGCTTCTCAGCATCCTTAATAGCTTGCTTTTCATCCTTCACAGCCTGCTTCGCGTCCTTAATAGCTTGCTTTTCAGACTCCTTGGCTTTCTTTTTATTCTCTTTTGCTTCTAGTTTACTAGCTTTTTCAGAAATTTTTTGATTTTTTTTGGGAATAGACTTGGTTAGTTTCATAAGAATCTTCTTCTGCTCAGAAGTTAGAAACTTCTTCAGCACAAGAGGCTGCTTCTTGTAAGTGCGCTTGGTTTGGTTGGTGTTCATTTTAATGTACTTGTTGTTAATTTAGTTAAAATATACAAAAGCGCATTAAAAATATCAATTTTTTAATAAAAAAGTGTATTGAAAACATTTTTATTAAAATAAAGTGTGTCGAGTAACCAATTCTTGAGCAATCATACCCAAAGCAGCAATCATAGCAAGACGACCGTTATTTAATTCTTTATCTAACATAGAGTTAGGTTGCTCAGCTGTTAGATCATAGTACAAATTAAAACCCAAATCACCAGGTTGATAATCTTCATTCAAGGTAAAGGGAGCTTCCAAAGGGTTTCTCCATCCATAAAACATAGACGAAAATTCAGAAATAAACATTAGTGAAACAATTCCAATCTGTAGATCAGCGGGTAAATGTTGAAACTCAAATACTCCAGGACGACCTGTGAAACCCTCAATCAAAGGAATACTTAATGCAGAAATCATCGCCAAACGGCCATGTTTCAACTCGGCTTCTCTAAAAAAAGCAAGTCGTGAATCTCCAATCTTTGACAATTGCAAAGGATCAAAATTCGGCAAAGGAGCAGTCGAACCAGCAATCACAACATCCTTTACAGAAGAAGGTGAAAAACCAGTAGTGAGTCTACTGAAACTAGCAGCCAGAACGGGGAACAAACAAAATAGCAACGTACGCATATAAATACAATAGTAAGTTGTATTTATATATATTTCATTATCTATTTATAATGATAGTTGAAGTATAGTTGTTGATGTTCAACTTGAAACGCAGTCACTCTGATCTGTTTTTTTACTCTTAAAATTGTTAGCCTTAAGAAATTCCATAACCTCATCATTATAATGCATAAAAAAATCATCAACATCTCGAGCAAGTACCCACATGAATGTCTTTGATGGCTCACTAACAACCGAATATTGGTAAATAGCTTCTTTAATAGGACCAATATCAACAACCCAATAAGGCGCTTCCTTTGGAACACCGTCCAATTGAACAGTCAATTTTGCAACATCACTCTCATTCTTAGCATATGCATAACCACCAATCTCATCTACTTCATTTTTAGAATTTAATTGTGAATTCAAAACACTAATTTTATTTGGTTCCAATATTCCATATTCAGCTGTTACACATTTTCCTTTTCCCTGAATAAATTGATTATAAGGTCCAGAATATACTTGATACCAAAAACCTAAATAGGGTTCTACCTTTAGATCACTTACTGTATCGATAGAAGCATAAAGCGAAAGAAACGATAAAAACAAAAGCGCGATCATATAGTATTTATACACGAATTCTGTTTATATCTCTTCACTTCATTTATTTAACTACAAAATGTTATTAAGAAATAATTTAAACAGTTCGATAGGTTATCTATAATATGAAACTTTTGATATTATTATTATCCATATATTTATGTCTTTCATTTCGAAATACATTTCATAAATCTAGATTTCATACTCATAAATTACAATCAAATTCTCCCAAATTATGGGATGTATTGAGTGCAAGCCTTAAAGACAACGCACGTAATTGGTTTATTCAACGCGCAGAACGTAGTGGTATCGACTGGAACGCAATTACAAATCGATATCAACAAGAATTGGATCAACTAGAAATCATCTATAAAATGAAAAACAACCAATCTATGATATATCCATTTTATTATACACGCCCGTTTCATGGTTATGATGATGGAAACTTAAATTGGTTAGCTGCATTAGAAGGAGAAGCTGCAACATTAAGTATGGCAGTCAATTATTGGAAAAATAATGATCCAGTTGTTACTGAAAACTGGCTACGAAATAATGTTACTCAAAATATTCAAACTTATATTACTACATATGGAACAAATAAACCATTATCTATTTTAGATGTGGGATCATCTGTCGGTATTTCAACCGAATATTTATATAAAACCATTCCAGAATGCAGCAAAATGTATGGACTAGATTTAAGTCCATATTTCGTATCTTTGGCAACATTTCGCGCACAACAAGAAAAACTGCCCATTACATACGTGCATCAAAATGCAGAAACGCCTTCGTTTGATGAAAAATTCGATTTGATCGTTTGTAATTTTATCTTACACGAAGTTCCAAAGGTTCCCACCAATAAAATATTAAAAGAATTAACTGCATTACTAAACGAAAATGGTGTGTTGGCAGTTGTTGACCTAGATTCGACCAAAGTACGTGACAATCTGATTGTAAGTACATTCCGAAAATGGGCATTTGAAGTAACCGAACCCCATATTTATGAGTATTATCAAACAAATATGACACAGTTAATGAGTAATCATTTACAAGATATTGTCAAAGTAAGTAATGATCCGATTAATTCTGTATGGCTAGGAAAAAAATAGAGTGTAAATATAAATAGATGTCAACAGTTGTACAAATTATTGCTATTGTGGCTTTGTTAGAAATAGTTGCCGAATTTTGGTCTCGCTTATTTTGAATAATATAATTTGATAATTTAATTATATTATTAATGATTTAATTTGTATTTATAAATACTTATGATTATAAGCAGAGTAAGGTGCTTAATTGGAGTAAGCAACACCAGCCATACCACTCATTACACGAAGTACGTTGTAGTTAACAGCGTATACGCGAACCTTAGCGGTGTTGGTACCAGATACTGTGTTGGAAGAAAGAACTAATTGCAATACAGCGTTATCAATTCTGGAGAAGTTGCAACTTCCAGAAGGTTGGTGTTCCTCAGGGCGAAGAGCGAAGGAGTATACGTTGATACCAGCATCAGGGGACTTGGTGTGGTGTTGGTAAGGTTGGACAACGTCGAAGTAAGAACCTTCACGTTCGGAGAAACGATCTTGTCCGTTAAGTTGAAGCTTAGCGGTAACAACAGGGTTTTCTCCCCAGCAGTGCATGTCAAGAGCAGTCTCAGAAAGAACGAATGTTCCAGCATCAGAAAGAGTAGAACCAGTTGTGGTTCCAGCAGCTCCTAATACACCACCGTGTTCAACAGTTCCGGTAGCATCAGTTCCAACAGCACCAGGGGTCTCGAAGACACCAGCGTTGATGAAAGCAGTTGTTCCGGATGTCTCGTTAAGACCACCGAAAGCATGGATAGCGTTGGGAAGAGCATCAATAGCATCAGTATAGTTGAAAGGTTGAGCACCCAATACCTTGAAAAGAGTAGAGTTGGATTCAAGAGAAGCACAGTAATCTACGTTAGCATCAGGTTGTACAACCCAAACAAGTTCCTTACAAGGGTGGTTGAAGTTCAACTTAATCTTGTTGGAAGAAGAACCAACAGATTCGTCACCGGTGAATTGAAGTTGTTCAATCAAGTACTCGTGAGGGTTTTGAGCCATCTTACGACGTTCATCAGTATCTAAGAAGATATAGTCAACGTATAAAGAAGCAGCTACCAAAGATTGTTGGTAAGCTGTGGAAACAGATACTGTGGAAGCACCAGCGCTTCCGGTAAGGGTGTTTACAGCCCATAAGCATTCACCGATAGGACGGAAGTCGATGTTGATCTTAACCTCGTGGTATTGAAGAGCAATAAGAGGAAGAGCTAATCCAGGGTTTCTGCAGTACCAGAACATAAGAGGAACGTATAAGGTAGTTTCAGGAAGAGCATTACGAGGAGCACATACTTGAGCAGGTCCTCCGGAAGAAGCACAAGGTCCAGATACGTTAGCGAATCCAGGGTCTGTGATGTATGTTAAAGCAGTTGTGTTTCCGATCATCTTGCTGTAACCATCCTTTTGGTCGGAAGGAAGGGTAAGTTGGTTCCAGATGTGCATCCAGTCACCATATTGACGGTCGATACGTTGACCACCAATCTCGATCTCAACTTGAGCTACAAGTTGCTCTCCAGGGTTATCCAACCAACGAGCATAGACAGGTCCAGAAGCGTTGTGGCTTTGGTTAATTTCAGGAAGAGTTACTTGAAGATAGGTACGGTAAGCAAGATCACCGTTTCTGCTGATTGTGCATGTTACACGACGGCCAAAGTCAGCTTGTCCAGAGAAAGTTTGTTCGATACTTTCCATAGCAAAGTTAGTGTGGCGTCTGTAAGATACCTTCCAGAAGGTAATTTCGGGGGTTCCAGTAAGGAAAACGTCTTGTGCGCCATAAGCGACTAATTGCATGAGTCCACCAGCCATAGTTTATACTATATAACCTTTACTTAGAAAAAAATCTCAGAGAAATACAATTAATTAATTCTTTTTTAAAAACTCCTAAATGTTATTAAAAAAAAGAGGCTGTTTATGACACCATTCACGGTAATTTTTTACCGTTGAAAATATTTTCATTATTTTTGGGTGTCTTAAGGTACAAATTTGTAATTAATTCTTTAAAATATCATCATTCGATAAATTAGAAAATAAAAATTTTTCTAAATAATTTTCTTTGAATATTTCTTTTCGATTTTCATGTTTTTTTGTAAATATATAATTGTCATCGGATTTTTTGACACTCCACCCTTTATCGATTGCATTTGTAATAAATAACATTTTTTGAAATGTCACTTTATCTACTTTTATGTTTGATGGTAAATCTATATTTATTTCTTTGTCCATTAAAGATACAATAGATTCAATTTTTATTATCTATACGAATTTTTTTGTTACCAGCAAGAACGTATTGATAAAAATCTAGATTCGTTTTTTTAAAAAAATAATTGAAATTATAATCATAATGTAAAAATAAAAATTTTCTAACAAACTTTTTATAACTTATATGATAATTATTTGAATATTCAAATACTATATTCAATACATCATCTGGTAAATCCCAAAAATTCATATATATTATGGTAAATAGATTGTTCTAATCTTGGGATTATTTGTTACAACATCCAATTGATGTGTTTTCGAATATGCGTTGTAATCATCATAATTTAGATTTGCATCGCTATTCATAGCAAAAATAGTCATCGTCTTTTTGATTTCTTTTTTTAATGTATCTTGAAAAGAAATAACTTTTTTAATCTTTGATGTATCTTTTTTTGCTTTAA